CTGACTTGGGTGACCCAGATTCAAACAGGTGAGCGTGAATTCGATCCGAGCAGCCAGTTCGACAACTCGATGCTTGAGGATTATCAAAAGCTAGTCGACTCTCAAGGCCAACCAACAGGCATGATGGGTCCAGGACAGATCAGCAAGCAAGTCACCGGAGACACTTTGAGCCAGCTGGGGCAGACAGTTGGAGCTTCCGCAGGAGCAGCTTTGGTTGATCCATATATGTCTGGGGATTCTGGGGCCAAGCTGTTCGCAGGAGCCAAAAGCGCATTCAAAGATCTTCCCTCCGAGTTAGTTGCGGACAGTACCAAGGCAGGTTACAAGCTGCTAGATAATGCTGGGTTCACAGACGATCTTGTTTATCAGCCAGAGCTTGCAACAAAAGCAGTCGCAAAAGCAACAGGCAATGAGGCTCTTTATGATAGCTTGTCGGGGGACTCAACTGTCGTCGGAGGCAAAAGAGTTTACGAGGCTGGTGCGCTTGAGGGAATTGAAAGTTCTAACATAGTAGCCGATTCAATAACAGCCGGAGCCCAGCCACCAACATTCTTCGAAGGTGTGGGCAACAGGCTTTGGGGCGAAGGTGCCAAGGCCAACTGGACCTCAGCTGGTGGTGCTGGGTTGGTGGCTTTTGGCGTAAACCTGCTCATGGGCAAGAAGCCCAAAGAGGCAGCTAAGTCTGCAGGGGCTTCAGCAATAGGCATGGCTCTTGGCAATGCTATCCTTCCAGGATTTGGAGGGGTAGTTGGCAGCATGCTGGGTGGTGCTTTGGGTGGCAGGGTAATATGCAATGAGCTGATGCGCCAAGGCTTGATGGACAGGCAGAGCGTGATCCTTGACTATCGATTCACGAGAGACTATCTTTCCCCGCAGCACGTCAATGGATATCACGTTTGGGCAGTGTGGGTGGTCAAGCAGATGCGCAAAGGTCGTTTTGTCGGTTTGTGGAAACACCTAGCTCAACACAGGTCGAATGAGATTGCTTACATATATGGCCAGAGAACCAAGCCAGACTATCTAGGCAAGATTTACCGGAAGATATTAGAACCAACATGCTGGGTTGTTGGCGCGTTCACAAAAAAGACAGACTGGTCTGTTCTTTACAAAACCAAGGAGGCTTAGATGGCCGAACAAATGCCTGATATGCGTGGAGCGAATATGGATGCTGGAATGGATCCGAGAGCACGCGAAGCGATGATGCAACCGGACGAAGAGATTGCAGCAGTTCTTTTGGCTCGATTGTCAAACATGTCTCCTGAGGAGCTTGGTCGGTTGGACGAAGCGATCACCCCTGAAGTTGCTCGGATCCTAATAAAGTTGATCCCAGAGCTGGCGCAGCTTATAGAAGCGGTTGAAGGACAACAAGCAGCTCCGCAACAAGCAGCTCCGCAGATGGGTGCTTTGGGCGGTATGTGATGGATGTTCGGAGAGCTGGGCCACTCGATATTTCGGCGATTATTGCGCTTCTTATGGAGATGCATAAAAACACCGAGATTCCCGTCTCACCGATAAGCAGTGAAAAGCTGGTCGCCAAGATCAGCGAATCAATACACAGAGGCATAGTGTTCGTGGCGATCGACGAAAAGAACGAAATATTAGGATCAATCGGAGGGATAATCAGCACTGACTGGTGGTCTGATGAAAGGCATCTTTCTGATATGTGGTTTTATGTTTCTAAGGCCAGCCGAAAGACCAGAGTTGCTTATGAGTTAGTCAAAAATTTTATTGGTATGGCAAAAGAAGCAAAAGTTCCTGTCCGGTTGGGGCATGTTTATTCCGGCGATATGGATCGCAAAGACAACTTTTTTGAAAGACTTGGCCTAGTAAAAGCTGGGTCTTTATTCGTGGGGACGTAAAATGGGCGGCGCATGTCAAAGCACAACAACAACACTTCCTTCTTCTAGCTCAACTCTTTCAGGCACAGAGATCCCAGAGTGGGTATCAGCTGGTGGCCGCATACTTTTCGACCAAGCGATGGAGTTGGCCAAGAGCGAATATCCAGAATACACTGGAGCAAGGATAGCGTCTTACACTGATCCGGAAACTGGCGCAGTTAGCAAGCTAACCCCAGAAGAGCAACAAGCGATGGGCATGCTTTCCGGAGACAATGCCACGAAATACCAAACTTATTTGGACACTGCTTATGATGCTGCGAAAGGTCTTGGCCAAGGTTACACCAAACAAGACTACGACACTCTCATGGGCTCTGACTTCAGCTTAGAATCAGCTCAACCTTTCTTAGACATATATCAAGGCGCAGCAGACGCAGGAGTCCGAGAGGCAGAGCGGCAAACAAGACTCGGACAGAATGATGCCAGAGCTGCAGCTGCCAGAGCAGGAGCATTCGGCGGCTCAAGGCTCGGAATCCAAGAGGCTCTTTTAGGCTCGGAAGGTGCTATGGTGGCGGGTGACTTGCGAGCCAAGGCTGCAGCCGAAGGATTAGGATTCGCAGCCAGCAGGTTTGACGCTGATAGAGCTGGCAGGATGGCCGCAGAAGACAGGCAACGTCAGGCTTTCGAGACTGAAGAGGCTTCAAGAGTTCGGGAGGCAGAGGCTTTGCAGTCTTATGCTCCGATGGTACAAGGATTACAAGAACAAGCTGCAGCTGGCCTCTTAGGGGCTGGCGAGGCTCGTCGGAGGCTAGACCAGACAGCTCTTGACTTGGCATTCGCAGACTACACAGAACAAGCTCAATATCCCTACCAGCAACTCAACTTTGCTCTCGGTGCACTCAAAGGTGTTCCGTATGAGCAGAGACAATTCTCTTTGCAGCAAGGTGAACAGACAGCTCAAGCACCATCAATATATGGCCAAACAATCGGTGGACTAGGTTCTCTGGCCAGTGCGTATTACATGGGCAACAGATAAGGAGCCGACATGGAAGATGAAGAAACAATCGGAGCAGCTGGAACCAGCTACGCTGACCTTCTCGGAATGTCGCAGGGTGCTCTGAATCGCTTGGGTGGAAAAGACTTGATGGAAGATGCCATTGAGATTGCTCGGGAGATATCTCCTGAATACAAACCCATTGATCCTGCTCTTTTGGCTTTTCAATTCTTCACGAACATGGCAGCTGAAGCCTCCAAGCCAGGACAAACAGCTCTGGGCGCAGCTTCAACAGCCTCATTGGTCCCAGCGCAATACCTGATGAAAGACGCAATGGCCAAGCGCGAAGCTGAAGCCAAGCTTCCTGCAACTGCCATCAACATAGCCAAAGCGATCAAGCCACCCAAGGCTACAGGCTCGTCAACAATCAAAACATACGAGCTACAAAAAGACATTCCTGGACTCGGCAAAGCAGGAGATAGGCTGACACTGACTAATCCAGACGCTGCAGCTTTGGCCCAAATGGATCCCGCATCTATAATTATTGCCCCTACAACAGCCAGATCAAACGTCAAGGCCATCGGCTCTGGATCACAGGCTATTTATATGTCTGAAGATGAAGCAAAAGCCTACGTTTCTTCTTTGGGTCTTCCGGAGGACAGCGATCGGTATGATTATTTTGTTGATTATCTGACAGCTCAAGATGATGAGCAGATTGGAATGCCGATAATTAAAGGTGACAGCTACATTGCTCTCGTCCCGCAAGTCACCAATGGGATTGTCACCAATCTTCTCCAGAGCCCAGTTCAAGGCTCAACTCCTCCATTCGTAGGCTACAGAAAGAAACGTCTTGAAACTCTTGCAAAATCTCAAGACGGGTTTATAGACAAGCGAAATGCTGTCATCCCGAGGGTTGAAGGTTTGATGGAGATGATCCGTTTGGAGAGAGTTCCGACTGGTGGCTTTCAAGATGCCACGCTTGGCCTCCGGAGTTTCTTGGTTGATGTGTTCAATGCTGATGCACCTTTTGTTGCCAACCAACAGACTTTGCAAGCTGCATCCAACTTCTTGGCCCCGAAAATGCGCCCTATTGGGTCTGGCTCAACTTCGGACATGGAATTCAAAGCATACCAAAGAGCTATTGTTGATCTTGGAAATACAGAGCTTGCCAACTACATCTCTCTTTACACGTTCAAGAGATCTGCAGAGCTTGGGGTTTTGTTGAACGACATAGAGCGTGACGCATTGACCTCTGGAAAGTACAGCTCAACTGCTGCCATAGGCAAAAAGATGAGAGAAGTCGATCCTGGAATATTCGAGAAATATACAGGTGACCCTAATAATGCAGCTGAATTGAGAGCTTGGTGGGATTCATTGCCTTCTGGAGCTGTTGCTGTTAATACTGGCTGGCTAAGAGATGGGTCTGGAAATTTCTTAGATGATTATTACGTCGTGAAAGATTGGCGAGAAAGCCCAGAGGAGTGATATGGAAGAAGAAAATGAATTCGTCCTTCCAGGAGCAGTAGGCTCTAATCAAGGAAAAAGCAAGCCTCTGCAAGAGAAAGAGCTCGCAGAAGAAGATGACTCTACGCTTTTGGAAAAAGTCCAAGAGATCCCGTCTGACCTGATAGATGCTGCCACTGGCGAAGGCCAAGAGATTGAATTCCCAGAGATCCCAGAAGCCTCTGACATGGGTGGTGATGCTCCTGGATTGATTGAGGGGTTGATCCCCAACATAAAAATATTCCTTGCCAGAGACGATGTCGGCAAGAGCGAAATAATGGAAAAGTCTTTCAAAGGTGACGAGCGTTGGGGCGGCAGATTCCAAGACAAGTTCGGCAATCCTATGATTGTCTGGAATGGACAGCCTTATTACGTCAATAAGCCAGGATTTTCTTCGCAAGATTTTGGGACATTCGTTGGCGAAACAATCAAGATGCTCCCCGCAGCTATGATCAGTGGAGGGCCAACTGTCCTTTCAACAATATTTAGAGGCATCCCAACCTATGCAGCTACTGAAGCTGGATCCCAAGCTCTTGAATCTCAGCTGACTCCAGAGACAACCAAAGCGAAAGACAGATCAGCAGGTGATATAGCCACAGACGTGGCCACTGCGACAGGTGTTGGGGTTGCCGCAGACGTTGTGTTGCCACCAGCACTCAAGCTCGCAGGCAGGGCAGCTATGGCTCCTGTCAGGGGAGCAGCTAACGTCGCTGGAGTTCAACTCCCCCGATTCATGCGCCCAACGCCGAATCAAAGTTCTCCCTACATAATGACTCAGGGTCAAAGGTCTGGTGAGTTGCCTGATACGGAAGTTGGTCAGCTGGACACTTTGGCTTCTTCGGATCTTGCACGTGAAGACATTTTGCGCAGATCAGCGGGAGTAGATGCTGGAGCCAGCGACCAGCTCAGAGGATTCGACAGGCGTCAGCTGGATCAGATCCGAGGGGATGCTGAAGATCTTCGGTCTAGGATGGGCTCAGGCGACCCAATGGTCGCTGGTGCGCTTGACACTCCCACAGCAGCAGCTGAAGGAATACAATCAGCAGCTCAGAGAGCAGCGCAAGAAATAAAAACACGAGCAGGTCAATCTTACAAAGCTGTTGATGAGGCTGCTAACAAGCCAGTTCTTTCTCAGCGTGGATTGATGGAAACTGCCAGCGACGCTATAGCAATGTTGCGCAATGAGGTTGGGCCAGCGATGCGTGCTGAAATGCCTAATCTTTCCAAGCAGATGAAAAAGCTAGAAAAGTTAGTCAGAATAGCTCAAAATCCAAACTTCAAAGGTGCACCGCTGAAGGCTATTGACGATTACCAAAGAGCTTTGAACATCCAGATCGAAAAAGCAATGTCAGTTGGTGGCAATGCTGCTGAAGGTCGTGCACTGACAATGCTCAAGAATCAGCTTAACGAAGCCTACAACACCGCAATAGAGCGTGGGTTGATGTTTGGGGATCAAAGTGTAATAGATCAGCTGCAGCAATCTAGGCAGATTTACACGAAGTATATGGGCCTGACCGGAAAACAAAGCAGCAAGAATCCATCAGTCCGAGCAGCCAACAAGATCTTGGAAATGATTACGAACACAGAAGCCAACCCCAAGCAGGTGGTCGGGGCATTGTTCGGTCACAACAAGTTCGCTCCAGCCAATGCGGTTCCAACTGTCATCCGCAAGCTCAAGTCAACTCTCGGGGAAGGCTCTGCAGAGTACCAAGAGATCATTGGGCTGATGAAAGACGCAACTCTTGAAAGAGCTTTTGCTGGCACTGGCAGGTCTGGCGTAACAAGAACGAACATCGTGAACAATTACAAAGATGTTTTCGGGAAGAACAAAGCTGTCATCAATGAGCTTTTCTCGAAAGAAGAGCTCGCACAGATAGCTAAGTTCCGCAATGACGTAATGCCAACTCTCTGGGCAGAGATAAAACTCAACCCATCTGGAACAGCCACCACCATATTGGGGGAACTAGGCAGGGGTGGTCTTTTGAATACTGTTGCTGGGATTCCTGGAGCTGGCGGCGCAGTCAAAGCAATTGAAGGTGGTTTCGAGCGCAGAGAAGTTCAACGGATAGTTCAGCAATACCTCGACAGAGCCAAAGCACCTCTCTTCAGCACAGCAATCCAAGCTGAGGCCAAACCAGAAGTTATCGAGACAATCAATCCTCAAAGCTCCCCAGCTTTGCAGAGCATAATTGAAGGGTTGTCCGCAGAGGATAGGGCAGCTCTGCTGTCAGAATAGATGATTGATCCTGTCACAGCCTTCGCTGCTGCCAATGCCGCTTTCAAAGGCGTCAAAATGCTCGTCGGTGCTGGCAGGGAAATACACGATGTTTCTCAGCAGCTTGGTGCATGGTATGGCGCAGTCGCAGACATCACTCGTGCGGAGTCCCAACGCAAAAATCCAACTTGGCTAGACAAAAAGACTCATGGCTCCGAAAACATCGAGCAAGAAGCCATGGACATCATCGTTCGAAAAAAGACTTTGCTTGAGAAAGAAAAAGAGATAAAATTTATGTTAGATTACAGGTTCGGATTGGGAACCTACGACGAGATGCTTGGAATGCGTCGGAAGATACGCGCTGATCGGGAAGAGACAGTTTACAGAGCCATGGAGGCAAAACGTCAGATTCAGAACAATATGGCCATAGCTGCACTTTCGCTAGGGATCATATCAGTGTTAGGGGGAGGGATTTATCTTATTTACTTGGGGATCAGCTGATGTTAGCGAGTTTGATTGTTTCTGTGGCGTTGGCAGGAGTCGCCAACCCGACACACGTTCAATGTCACCTTTGGAAAAGAATAACAGATCCAAATACAGACCAGAAAATCTGTGTATACCGATTCACCGCAGGTTTCGGTGGGCTGGGGTATCATTACCCAACCCAAAGTTTCTCTGAGTGCCCTAAAGTTTTCAGTTGCGTTTATGAAAAGAAAGACAAACGCCCAACCCTAAATGAGATTCTTGATGGGCTGAAAGGTGGATTCTAACAAGCTATCACATTGGCCAATTCAATCCAATCTTCAGACGACATGTTGCCTTGCTTGTGCCACGTTGCCATTTCAACAACATCTTTCTTGGCGGGTCTTTCTAGCAGCCTTTTGCCTTTCTGGCCATCAATCAATATCATGAAGTCTCTGCCAATGCGGAACAAGAACCAACTCTTGCCACCTTCAATGATGTGTTGTTCTGCCCAGAATGTTTGACTTGATCTCAGGCCACTGGTGAACCTGCCTCTTTTGGCCCAGTCTTCGATATATTTCAGCTCTATCCACCCAGACTTGCCGTCCAAAATATAATGAACATCTGGCATGCCACGCATGACTCTGTTCTCAACACGGTACATTTTTAGCGGAAGGTTGTTCCGCAACAATGCCCAGAAACTGCTCTCACTCATCATTATTCTCCTTGATCCATTTTTCCAGCTTAATCCTCCCGCCTGTCAAATTCTTAAAGGCTTCGTCAAGAGTTTTATTAGTAAATTCTCCTGTATCAAGTAATTCTAGCTGCGCCCTGTAGATTGCATTTAAGGCTTCTTTGACGTTTGCCGTTGTTTTATCTACAGTCATAATTTCATGATGCATCACTCCTCCGACAAGAAAAAAGACATCGGATCTTTGGTCACAACATCTGCTAGGTTCTTTTTGTCCCGCAGAGCTTTGATGATCTTTGAGTCAATGGTCTTGGGACTCTCGATGTCGATGTATGTTACGTTCTGGGTTGTGCCTATGCGGTGGCACCTGTCTTCCGACTGCAGTCTTGTTTCCAAGTCGAAGCTGTTGGAATAATATATCGCATAAGACGCAGCTGTCAGCGTCAAGCCAATCCCGCCCGACTGGGGTTGGCCGATGAAGTAACGCACACTAGGGTCATTCTGAAAGCTGTCAACAGCTTTGGCTCTCATGTCATTCGACACGCCACCATGGTAGCTCACAGCCTTATGGCCCAACATCCGTTCGATCTGCGCTATGTCGGCTCGGAAGCGTGCCCAGATTATCACCTTGGCATCAATGTTGCCCAGCAAATCTTTCAGAGCCTCAAGCCTAGGATTCTTGTCGTCTATGGGCCTTGCTTTCTCTTCGGCGGGAAACCACCCACAAACTATCTGTTGCAGTCGTAGCAGCCTTGTTATGGCCTCCTGCGCGTCTATTACGTCACCTTCCAGCTCAACCACGAAGTCTTTTTTCAGCGAATCATACAACTTGCGCTGCTTTGGCGAAAGATCAACAAAGTGACGTTGATATATTTTGTCCGGCAAGTCCAAGCAATCTTTTTTCAAAACTCGGAACGAGTGGCCTTCAATGCTTTTTGTCAGCTCGTCCATATATTGATAAGAAACGATCTGTTTGTTTTCGTAGCCTCCCATGACGCAGTACCTTGCCCTGAAAGAATAAAAGCTGTCGTACCCGAGGATGTAAGGGTCGAGAAACCTGAATTGGCTGTACACGTCCTCTGGACCTTTGGTCACTGGTGTGCCTGTCATGATCCTGCGATACTTGGCTTGTTTGGCAAACTTGTGGATTGTTTTGGTGCGCTTGGCTCCTGGACGTTTGATCCGAGAGCTTTCGTCCACCACCAAAAGAACCTTGTTGCTCAGGAGGATCTTGTTCATCAATGCCACAGCTGTTTGGCTTACAAAAGCCTCAACATTGAATGAAAATATCTTCAGTTCATCTTGCCCAGATAATATGTCGTCAAACTTGGCTTTGTCTCTGGACTTCATCCCCGAATAATAATATGCCGACGAGTGGTTGCACCACTCTGGCATGTGGTCGGGGATCTCTTTGTTGAGCCAGTTGCGGTGCACCCCATTGGGCGCAATGACGACCAACGCAGTTATCTCACCAGAAGCATAAAGATACGCAGCATTGTCGATTATGACTTTGGTTTTGCCTGTGCCCTGCTCCATGAGCAAAGCGAAAGACTCTTTGTCCCGACTCATGTAAAATGCTTTGCGCTGGTGATCGAATGGCTTGGTTTTGAAAAGGAAGTCACCCAGATCTTTCGGAGCTGAAGCCTTTTCTTTGCGAGTCAATTCAGCTTGATGCATTGTCTCAATATAATCGTCTAGGATGGGCGAAGCAGCCTCCGACCACACCGCCCTAGGCCAATGCTTGTTGATGTGGCTTATGTTGGCTCCAGTTGGCGCAAACAACAAGTCCCTGCCAACCCACTTCTTGAATCCTGGCAATGCCGCCAATTTCTGGATAGCATCACCATCTAGCTTGACTTTGGCTAGGCAGAACCTGCCATGAGCTTTGTCTATTTCCATGGTCGTAATTTTGGCCTCACTTTCTTTGGCTTGGTTAGGTTGTCAGAATAGAACACATGGTTCCCTATCGTCATGGCAGGATACATCTCTTCAGCCCAAACAGGCGAAACGCTAGTGGCATGGTAGTGGTAATAATATCCACCCCAATATTTCTCACCAGTCTTGTGATTGAATATGGCATCTTGAGCGAACATTTCTGCATCAGCCCACAAGTCACCGTCTGTTGGAATTCCAGCCCAACCATTGGGGCTGACGAAGCTGAATTGATTAGGTTGCATGACAACACCACAGATGGTGTCAGGAAAGCGATCAGACTCAACCCTATTCATTATGACCTCAGCCACAGCTCTTTGGCCGTTGAGTGGCTCTCCACGAGCCTCGTGATAAAGAGCTAACGACAAGCAAAGTTCCGCAATCATTGTGGTTCCCTCCAAACAAAATAAGTTTTGTAGTCGCCAACATATCTCATCATGTAATAGTTGTGACTGTTCATAGCTGCGAAATATGTCATGTCTTTATATTCCACCACACGCTTTATTCCCTCGCCAATTTTGATTATTTCAGTTGCCCACATGGTTGTCTCCTCGCAGGTTCAACTTGGCCAAAGTCTCCAGAGGATTGTCTAGCATTTCAGCCAGACTAGATCTGTAAGATTCACGGCAAGGATCGCAAATCTCAGAGCCATCAAATGGTGGCTCGTGCAGGTGGAAAGCCTCCCCGCAATTGCAGCAATCATATTCACCCATCGTCTTCTTCCTCATCTGGCTTGCACTTCGGGCATGGGTCACGATACATCACCCAGTGGAAATGCTCGCTGGGGCCACTGCCACAGCTCTCCGGACGCTCGTCCTCAATCCACCCATCAACGCAGTTGTCCTCGTCGCATTCGACTTCTCCGGAGCCATTGCAATCCTCACAATCAACCCACTCACCGACAGGCTCCAGCGTCCCACCGAAACGCTGGTACAAAGTCTTTTCAACTTTGCCTTTGTGGCCTGTGTGCTCACACTCTGGGCAGGGGATCATGCCAGCTCCCCCACTTGAATTTTCATTGGACGATTGACAACAGTCTGCTTCTCGCCATTGTATTCTTCGTGCTTCTTGACGGTTGCTTTGAAGCTGATTGGAAAGCTCTCACCTTCACCAAGCCACTTGCCCATGTATTTGATGGTGTTGCCGTCTTGGGTCTTGATGAGGTAGATGTATGTTGTGCCCCACTGATTCTCACCACTCCAGACGAGACGTGCTGTGCCTTGGAAGTCTAGGCGATCACCAACTTCCCCGATGAAATTGGAAGCAGCTTTTTCATCCGCGATTGCTTTGGCTTTGGCGTCGTTCGCAGATGTCAACTCAGCGAGCTTCTCAGCAGCCATAGAATTGTCACGCTCGAAGATCACCTCAGTGCGCTTGGGGTTAGGCCAAGAGGATCCAGTTGAATCGTCGTAAGAGCGGTGGATCTTGTACATAGCCACCACACCAACAGCGTCAACAACGAATGCTCTGCAGAAGTCACGACTGCGACGACCCCAACCAGTTGTGCCTTGGGCCCATGGGGTTGATCCTGCATAATCAACGACAATCGGAGCTTCAAGGATCACGATGCTCTGGCCAACTGCGGATGGAACACTGCCATCCCAGTGGCTCTCACCATCTTTGGCATAAGAGTTGTGGCCCACAACGCGAGCCATATAATTCATTTGGCCAACTGAGGAAAAATATCCACCTTTGTTGACACAACCTTTGAGGGACATGTAGAGGTCTTTGTCATAATCAGTCCAATCGATTTGCATTTTGCATTCCTTTCTAAGTTAACAATCGTAGTATCCTTCTTCTCCACCGAAAAGTAAAGAAGAAAGAATTGTTGAAAAACAAAGACCTCTGCTTTTTTACTATTTAAATTTATTCACATCACTAGCCCAAAGCACCAATGAAGCCTTCTCGTTGCCTGAGCTGGCCATCACTCCTGCCCTGACCACACGACCATATTGGTGAGCCTTGGCCAAGGCATTGCTGACCTCGGAGCGGTGGAGCCTGTCTTTTTGATTGGGGTGCGCTTCATAATAAGCCTCATCACATTCCCCTGTCGTCAAGTAATTTTCTTGCGCACGCAGGATGTCGATGATGTTGCTTTGGATCTGGGTGGCACCGTGCTTGGCAACAACAGTTGCGTTGACAGGACGATCGTCTTCTTTGGGCAAAGAAGCAGAAGGCGTTTCAGAGATTTTGACGCAACGCACAGCACGCCAATCAATGCGGCTCGCGTGATTTTCGTAGTTAGGCAAAGCATGCGCCAGAACCTGATCCCCGATGTCGAGGTTGAGGAATTTGCCGATGCGGTTGCCGATGAAAATTGTCTCACCTTCTTGAGTGACGCCAAAACAATTATGCTGCTGCGAGACCGACTCGATCAAGACGTGCAGCTCTTGAGTTTCTTCGATTGGTGTTGTCATTATATTTCTTTCTCAGTTTGAAGTTTAATGAGCAGTTTGAATCCATGCTCAGGGATTGGGCTCAGGCTCCAGAAGCAGCCAGAGGCTCGATCAACCAAGGATCATCCTCAGCGTCGAATTTGGGGTTGGTGACTTCGAACACGTTGTGCACCAACTTGTTTTTGTGCTTGGTCGCGTCCATTGCGATCCACTCACGGTTTTGATTATCGATGGTGGTGAAGTCACGAGTGTCGACAACGAGGAAGTGCTTGGTGATCTGGATCACGTAGACTTTGCCAGCTTCAAGCGTCGGCAGGAATTTGGAGAGCTTGGTGCGCTTCTCGAGGGACTTCCACTTGCCGTTCACACCGAACATCCGGCACGCAGCTCTCAGGTTGGAGTTGGTGATGCCTTTTGCGTGGCGTTTGCCGCGCACTAGCTTGGCAGCTTGGTATGCAGGCTCATAGGCCACACCACAAATAACGGCGATGGCGTATGGGCCACACCATGTGATGCGCTGCTTGCCAACCCAGTCAGTGATCGGGCGTTGAGATGGAGTGTGCTTGTTCATGATAGTGCCTTTCTAAAATTTGAGGAGGTGGTGGGGCCGAAGCCCCACCGTTAGATTATGAGTGAAATTTACGGAGAGAATCCCAGTCATCAGCCAGCGAATATAAGTTGCCCCCATCGTCGGCCGAACGCTGGTCATAAAGATAAACTAAATCAGCAGCGACCAGTGAGCCGAATGTGCCTTCAGCTTCTTTTTGGCCCCAGCCAGCTTCAACGAGATCAGAGGCATCAACCCATGTGAATGGGTCGTCTTGCAAATCAGCAAGGGTTTTGCCGCCCATGTTGCCGAGGCAACTTTTGATAAGAGCAGTCATCGCTCGGGTCTGGTTGTTTGTAAGTTCCATCGTTAGTTCCTTTCTCAAACCGTCAGGGCCTCTCCCTTCCGATAAAGAGAGTATCGTCGTTATTGCCAGAAAAGGCAATCATTATTTTCAATTTTGAGTGAAATAATTTTTCTCTCAACATTTACAACATCTTACGAACCTTTTCAAGATAGATCTTTCTGAACCCATTCTTCAACACACCTTTGAATAAGTACCATTCACCCAGCTTTCCATCCTCCACAATGGGTTTGCCCATCTTTTGGTACTTGAACCTGTCGACTGTGCATATGATTGCGCCAGTGTCATCTTCAGCTGTTACGTTCAGCCAAAGGTTATTCCGGTCAACTCTGCGACCACCACGTTTGGCCAAGTTGACAGCTTCATTCATATCCCTCAAATTCTTCTCTTTGAGCTTGCCGAAGAAAACGAATGTTCCTGGATTGTCCCCATCTAGGTCTTGGATGTCTGTTATGGCTGAGCCGATGTTGTGGGCTTTGGGATCTTTCTTGATGTGGCCAAATCTCCTTTCGCACTCAAAAATATCGTCATAGGGTGTCGTGCCTGTGTTCAGCAGGGTTTCTTGCCGTGGGGTCAATGGTTGGGACAGGTTGCGCCTGTTTTCTATGTCTTCTGCCATTTTTGGGCCGATGCCTTTGATCCCTATCAACCCACCGATCAATTCGTTGTCTTGGACTGACCAGTTGGCCTTGGACTTGAATTTGTCGAATGGCTTGTAAGTCAATCCCTCAGACACAACTTCCCTCAACAGCTTGACAGCTTGGTCGTCATCCTTGACATTACGGAGGCAAGCAGCAGCATACTCCAGTGGGAACCTGCTCTTCAGGACACAACACCAATAGCTGACCAGTCCGTAAGATATTGCGTGACTGCGGTTGAACGCCCAAGATCCCATCGTGTTGATGTTGTCCCATATTGTTTGTGCGACGTCTTCCGGTATGCCATTCTCAGCAGCTCCAACCTTGAACTTCTCCCAGAACGTGTCAAAATATTCTTTGCCATAAGACTTGCTCATTGCTTTGCGCAGGAATGAAACATCTTCCCAACTCAGCTTGCCTATCTCCCGACCGATGGTCATGACTTGTTCTTGATAGACCACAACACCATGAGTCACCTTTGTGATCGGCTCTGTCATTGGGTGCATGTATTCCGCTGGTGCTGCTCCTATGTGCCGCTTGATGAATTGACTTGTGCCGCCGGAGTTGAGTGGTCCAGGACGAGCTAGGGCAGTGATGGCTGCAACGTCCTCAAAGTTGTGCACTTTCATTTGTCTGGTCACACCTTGCAGCGCGTAGCCTTCAAATTGGAATATGCCTGCATATTTCTCATCATTCAATATTGCGAATGCCTTTTTGTCTTCCAGAGGAAACTTGATCAGCTGGTCTCGCACCCAACCAACCTGATCCAACACGTCCTGCAGGACGGAGAGTGTTCTGAGGCCCAACGCATCAATCTTCAGCAGGTTGAGGTCTTCAGCGTCTTTTTTGTCTATCTGGGCTGCACCAGTCTGCGCACTGACGGAGCAATATTTGCTGACTGGGTCTTCAGTCACCAGAATGCCAGCAGCATGCACACCAACGTGTCGTGCGTGGTTCTCCATCTTTGCCGCAACTTTCATCTGCGGGAATTTCTCCAAGACAGCCTTGCCTATGTCGAGGTCGTTGAATGTGTCGAGGATGCAGAACGCAGCACGAGAGTCACCACCACTGCGCTCGATGATCGCACCTTTCAGGTCATTGACTTCCCATGCGGGTATTCCAAGCTCTTTGGCCACTTCTGCTATTGTGCTCTTGGCTTTGTAGCGGCTGACCGTCCCGAGGTGTGCAACTTTTTCTGCACCGTACTTTTCCCTGAGGTATTGAAAAACCATCTCTCTGCGGTCATCTTGAAAGTCGATGTCGATGTCCGGCAGATCTTCTCGGGTGATGTCGATAAATCTTTCGAACAACAGGTCGTGCACAATCGGGTCAACGTCAGTTATGCCAGTGAGGTAACAAACCAAAGAACCAGCAGAAGATCCACGTGCAGGGCCAACCAGCATGTGCTCTTTGGCGTAACGAATCATGTCAGCAATCACGAAGAAATAATCCTCAAATTCCTTGCTGGCAATCATGTCCAACTCTCGCTTGAGCCTAGCTGAATAAACTGGATCTTTCAGGTCAACGCCCAGTGCCGGAGCACCATCCTCGCAAAGCTCTCGCAAAGTCTTTTTTGAATGAAATGCGATCATCTGCGCAACTGGCAGATCAGCATTGCAAAGCTCTGCAACTTTGTAGGTGTTGTCGATGGCTTCTTGCGTCCCCCAAGGCACAGCAGCCTTCCACTCCCACTCATCAAGAATGTGCATGGGCCCACTGCGATCTGTGCGGTTTCGGCCACACAAAACCTCATAAGCCTTTTTGTCCGATGGCTTGGGATAAAAGTTGTCGCTGGTGGCTATGGTCTTGAAGCCTTTTTGAGCAGCCCACTCAGCTGATTTGGGAGAGCTCATTGGTCCAAGCTCGACGTAAAGATTGTGTTTTTTGGTCAAAGGAAGCATCGACCAGTCTGGGTGCGATCCGGACAACATTATCACGTTTTCGCTGACGTCGAACAGGTCTGAATAGCTTATGCGGGGATAATAGTAGAAATTCTCTTTGGATGTGCTGCGGGAAACAAGCTCATATATCTCAGCCAACCCATCATTGTTGCAAGCCAGAAATGACATCGGATTGTCGGCTTGCTTGGAACGGTCATTGGCATCTAAGACCACAGATATCTCAACACCAAACACAGGCTTGATGCCAGACTTTTTGCAGTGCTTGGAGAATGCGACGTGGCCCCACGTTCCTGTGTCGCATATTCCAACAGCCTTGCCTTCAAAACACTCAACAACCTTTTGTATGGGGCCGTATGCCTTGCGGAACGAATACTCTGTGCGTGTCTTGAGGTTCAACATTTATATGTGTCCTTCCTTTGCGTACCACTCGATTATTCTGAGTGTGGCTTCAACGTCGTTGATCGACCTGTGAGCACCTGCGATCTTCTCTTCGAAGAGCTCTTCGTATATGTCGCCCAGCTTGCGCATCTTACCCCAGACTCGCTGGCCAACCTCAACTGTGCAGGTGTGCTCATAAGGCCAAGGGAAGCTTGTGACCTTGTCTAGCCTCTCAAGCTCAAATTTCAAGATCTTTCTGTCGAAGCCAAGATTGTGGGCAAACATTCGCTTGGTTCCCAAAAAGAATTCATTCAATCTGTCGAGGTGTGCGATGAATGGCTTTTGGTCTTTGAGCATGTCGTCGGTTATGCCTGTGATCTTGGTGATCTTTGGATCGAGCATGTGCTTGGGGTTGCAAAAGAATTCAAGGCGATCAACCTCAATGAGCTCTTCAGTAAGCTTGATCGCACCGAATTCAATAATCTTGGGCTGCATGTCAAGATCAGAACCTTCCGCTTTGGGCAGACCTGTGGTTTCTAGATCAAAGACTATCAGCATCTTTATTTATCCTAACGATGAATTTGAGGTCAACGCCCAGTATGTTCTTCGTGTCGAATATGACGTAATTGTAAGATCGTTTTCCTGCAATCACGGGATTGGTGTGGGAGTCGGTGAAAACTTCTTGCGCCACTTCGATGTCACGATTTGCGAAGAACGCTCGCCAGTGCACAAGATCTTCTGCACTGCAATGCATCCCTAGGTGGCTGACTGTGTTCCTTGATCCTCTTGAATCAATCCAGTTGGGGCCAGAAGTATAATCCAAAACTTCAAACTCTTTGCCGGAGAACAGGTCATAGTTGAAAGACAAGTCAGCTTCGTTGGTGTCGCGAACGCCGAAAACATTGCCAGTTGCGACAACGTGATCTTCAGCCCAATCAGTTGCCCCAATCTCTGACAACAGCTTCTTGGCTGCGATTGGATCTTTCGGGACGATTGCTATTTGTTCAATTTGGAATTTCATTTCAGGCTCCATATGGAAGGATGCACCCAGTCAGGTACTTGTGGTGATCTTTTGATTGAAGTAAAAAAGCGACAAATTCTGCCAGCCTTTCTGGTGGCGTTTCTTCGCCTGTCAACAGACCATTGAGTTGATACTGCTGGGCATGCTCTTTGGTCCAGCCACGAGTGGCAACTACTTGGTTGTCGATGTCATCACTCATGCCAGTGCCGGAGAGTTTGTTAGGGGCTATCCCAAAAACTGTTATGCCATGCTTCTTGGTCAGCTCTCTGGCCATCTGCAACGTCATGATGTGGGCAGCACCTTTGGACGCATTGTAGGCCAAAGAACAAGTCATAGGCATGTGGGCTGCATTGCTGACGATGTTGATGACTGTGCCTTTGCTTTTGATCAGTCCTGGCAAGCAAGCCTTGGTCATCATGTAGATGCCTTTGGCGTTGGTGTCCATGACTTTGTCCCAGTCTGATTCCTCGAAGTTTTCAAGCCAGTCGATTATGTTGACGCCAGCATTGTTTATCAACACGTCAATTTTTTGACGCCAGACGTCAGAAATGTCTGGATTGCGGACATCCCTGCCATCCTCAAGATTGAAGCTGATCACTTTGTGGCCTTGGCTAACCAGCTTTTCTTTCATTGCCTTGCCCAAGCCTTTGCCTGTGCCTGTGATTAAAATGTTGCTCACTGTTTCTCCTCCTTGATGAGATATTCAACCATGGCCGCATAAACGGCTGCATCATGAATTGAGTCTTTGTGTTTCAGGTTGCTGTTTGCGAACCTAGTGATCTTGACGATCATCAACTCAAACAGATGCCAGCTGTTGTAATCGCTGACTGTGTTGAGCTGCACCCCATTGGGGAACAAACTGATCATCACTTCTCCGACGGTCTTGTAGTTGTCGCCGTAAACTTTATTCCGCTCTCGGAATGTTTCTGCCATCTCTTGCAGAATGTCTGATGGATCTTTAGGACTGCTCATTCGACACGCCACCATTCACCTTCGGCCCTCCCTTCTTGGTATGCTGCATCGACGGATTCGTCGTGCTCGTTGGACTTCTTGAAAGCCTCCTCCAGAGACATCCGCAGGGCAGGGCTGAGGTCAAAAAGCCTTGCAATTTTTTGCCTGTCAAATTCAATGTCGTTGCCGACCAATCTAAGTTCCATCAGAAATCTCCCTCCTGAACCTGCAGGCAAGTTATGCCCTCATCTCTCCACATATCAACGCAGACTTTGCGATCTTCCAGAGCAAACCAGACCTGTTCTTTTTTGTAGTTAGCATTGAACAATTCTCGCTTGACAATGTCGTCTCTGCGCTTGTCACCTGCTGGCCTCATCAACAGATGGTTGAATGGGATGTCATTCATGTTGAGCCAACTCATAGTCACATCTCTGAATGATTCGTCCCGAGCGGTCATGATCACAATCCAAGCCCAGTGAGGCAGACTGCGCACCAAATCAACAACAGCATCAATCGGCTCGTCATCCTTGCTGGCTGCATTGAATGCGTCATAATCTTTCGCTTCATACAAATGGAATCTGTGACGGCAATCAGCCAGCGTCCCATCAACGTCAACGATCACTGCACCGTTTTGAACCATTCTGGAGCCTCCTTGTCTTTCCAAGCTGCGAACCTTGCCTTGGCACCATTGTAATAATTCCTGTATGCTTCCACAGTGCAGCCAGTTTTGTACTCATCAGGCATGCACTGAGGCGGTTCTCGCCAAGCCAGACGATCAATCCACATTGGTGAAATTGTCAAGAATGGAGCCAGACCCATGCTCTTGTGGGTCTTGCCGTATCGTCTTGTGTATTCCAAACCAAGCTGGACATACAATCCGCAAGCCCACCAATAGTGCGCAGAGCTCTCGCGCACCCAAACAGCAGACGGATGGTTCTTGTGAGTCGACTTATACAAGCCAACCATGTCAGCCCAGTAGTCACCATCGAGCTCTCTGTGAGCAGTGCACAGCAGCTGCGCAGTCTCAAGGATCATTTTGACGCAATGCTTGTCGCAATGCAT